GCCGGTGTATTGGACGTAACATCTAACTTGATTAAAGATGTTGCTACCAAGACTGGCACAGATGCAACTGCACCAGAAGAGGACTAAAGTAAGATCGCCAAGGATGGCACCTATTCGTTTCTGTCATGTATCTCGTATAAGATCATCATACAAATAATAATAAGTACCACCGCAAGGAGATCCATCTTATCAATCTTGTGGGGTTAGAGGAAAGATTTTAGCGATCACACGTCCAACTTCGATTGCGAGGTCTATGTGTTCTAACTGTGTACCGTTCGCACTACGTAACTCAATGTAGTGTATCCACGACCGTAACGTTCCATTCACATATAACCTAGACACAGTATTACCCTCTGGTAGAACAGCACGTGCCTGTTCCTTTGCAATACCATTATCGATTGCCCAGTTGTAAACCTCTTTGGACTGGTGAATGAGTTTCATCTGTTTCATTCTGAAGTCTTCGTTTATTCTACGTTGACCTTCATTGTCCTGATCAATAGGTATACTGTTCTGTCGGTTCTTCAGATCCTGAAACCTTGCCTCGCGAGGTACCATCTCTAAGTCTTTTAACGGATCCGCATAACGTTGACTGAACTCTTGGAAACTAAAACTACGATGACGCAACAACTGACGTGCGATATCTCGTGTGGTTTCTACTTCCAAACAGACACTGACCATCTCTAGAGGAGACCAGTGTTTGTGTTTCATGAGATACTTTACCAGTTTCTCGTTCGTCTCTTTGTTGTTCTGATTAGACGGGTTAGATACACGTGCACAATATGCCACTAGATCTAATGCAGACTCGTTAAGGTCTGGTGCTTGTGAATGACTTACCAATTTTACTTTCAACTTTCTTCCTCTATGATTTTAATGATCAGTTCTGCGGATTCTAACATCTTGGTATATATAAAGTTCTGTTCGAACCCTTCTGGTTTTATGTACAAGGACACCAACTGTTTCTCATCCGTGACATAGGACTTGTTCCTAGGACGATAACGTGTCATCGCATCCATACGATCAAGTATAGATGACCCTTCCTCAAAGTCACACCCCTCACAGAAGATGAAGTAGGAGAACCAAGGGTACGCCTCGTAGAGACAACGAAACTCTTCTATGTTCTTGTATGCACGTTCTATTGCGTTGCCCTGTGCCTGTTTCTTCTTACCTTCTGCAAGGAGTTTATCGTTGGTACCCTGTTTCTTTGCCTCGGAGGTGAGAATAGGATACCACGTTGACCCGTCAGAGTAAGTCTTCTTGACCCATATAGTACCACCGTCTGGATTGACAAAAGACTTACCGTTTGAGGGGACATAGTCTACTACACCGATTGACTCCGCAAACATCTGCTTGGAGTGTTTCTTCATGTGCATAAACTCAAGGTTGCGATGGTTATTCTTTAATGTTTTGAAAACACATTGAACTGCGGTGGCAACCATGTTCTCAGTCTTTGCACCCTCTTTGTAGGTAGTCTTACCACCCCCCGAGAGTCTCTGTATGTGACGTAAGTTATCAGATTGTGCCATTTTTAAAATCCTTGTTTTTTTAATAAAGACAAATACCTATACACACTTGCGCGAGAGACATCTAACTCTTCAGCAATTTCTATAGCACTCCTTCCCGATAACCGTAAGTCATGAACCTTTTTATCGTCTATTTTTCTTGGTCTGCCAAATCGGACTCCTTTTCTTTTTGCACTCTCTATTCCTAGTTTTTTTAGTTCAGACCAGTTATTAAACCTGTTAGGTTTAACACCATGAATCCATCCATGATGTTCTCCACAAACAGTCAGGAGGTTTGTATGATGATCGTAATCACCAGATATTGGTTTTAGTTCACTTTTCTTACAAACAATATGATGGTTATGAAGATTATCTTTTGTTCCGCATATAACACAGAAATCTGTAATCATAATATATCACCTAATTATATCAATGTCGTCTGCGTTGACGTTCCAAGTTTCTACGGTACGTCTCAACCGACCTTCAGACTTTAGTTTGTCGTAACGTTTGGTGGCGTTCTTCTTCCACCATGCAGTAACATTCTCAAGAGAGAACCTGTCGTAGTTTTCTTTCTTGATCAATGTATCTGTTTCGAGGTTTAGATACTGAGGTACATTATCATAACCATACGTGGACACGAAAGAACGTTTCCGTTCAGTCAGATCCTTTGCATTATCGTAGGTTTGACAGAACTTCTTATAGGCAACATCATCATGGACTTTGAGAGAGGCTTTGATGATCGATGCCATCTTGGTCTGTGTCTTGAGTTTGCGAGAGGATGCATCCACAGGAACCAAGGGTTCACCACCGTTCTTATCAATGAACCAAGCACTCAGTCTGCGGAAAGTGTCGTCATTGATTAGTGGCAAGAAGTTTGAGTCTGTCAAACCGTTGAATCGCAGGAATGGTTTCATACCATCATACTGCGAGGCAGACTTTGTTGAACCATACAGTGATGTAGTCTCAAACATACAGAAGTTAGAATCATACTTCTTGTTGAGTGCATCACGTGTAAAGTGACTGCAACAGATTGCAGCCAGTAACTTACCACCCAGATAGTTAAATCCAAATGGTTGTGTAGGTACGATGTTGAACCCCATGATTGCAGAGTTGTTGAACCTCTCCATGATCGCAGGGTTTAGACTGTCAAGGGGACTACCCAACCAGTCGTTACGTGGTTTGCTATTAATAGTAGGAGAACCGAGACGGATCATACCCGCAACCATACCGGTGTTCTTTTCTTTGATCAACCACTTCATGGTCTTGCCAGGGATCGACTTCTCTACAGGTGCAGAAGTGACGATCTCCATGTAGTTCATGAACTTGTATGACGCAGTGTCGATGATAGTAAACTCCATCTCAGACGGATGTATATCAAAGTTACTGAATAGATCTTCTTCAGGGCCCATGCCAGGCAGAGAGGGAGGGAACTCATCCATCCTCTCCATCTTGATCCTACGCATGTATTCATCGATTCTATCGATACTACCGAAGAACTCATCGAATGCATTTGCCGCGAACAGGGCATCTGTGTGACTTAATATCATTATAACCTCATCTCAATGTAACACATTATACAGTATGTAGCCTGCAAAGTCAACCTTTTTTTTCTGATATCATATATGATCGAAAAACCCTCAAAAGGGGGTGTTTGATATCATTAATGATCACAATAAAGATGACTATAAAATCAGTATAAATACAATCATACAAACCAAAGGTATAAGACATGGCGACCAACACATTTGATTGTGGAACCAACTACTTGCAACCGTCAGGGTTCAAGATAGTTATCAGTAGGAGAGACTTTCCTAATCTGCAATTCTACGCACAAACCGTATCACACCCAGATGTAAACTTACCTTCAGCAGAGTTAGGTTTCTCACGGGTCAACAGTGTACCCTTTGTAGGAGATGCCGCTGAGTTTGGTACACTTACGATGGAAGTCCTGTTAGACGAGGATATGAACTCATACCGAGAGTTGTACAACTGGATGATTGCTGCAACATCTAATCAACATAGACTCCCATCCGCATCCGTGGAATCTAATCCAAAGAAAGGATATCAGGGATCTTCATACAACGACATCACAGTCGCAATCCTATCAAGTCACAATAACGTCAACAGAACGTTTAGATATATAAATGGGTTCCCTACTAGTGTAGGAATGATCAACCTTGCATCAACTTCACAGGAGCAGTTCTTGTCGTTTCAAGCGACATTTAGATTTGACTATTTCGAGTTTAACTGATATAATGGCTGGGTATTAAGACTACCCTTATAGGATAAAAAATGAACCTTGAAACTATATTAACTGAGTGGAAGAAAGACTCTCAGATTGAAATGATGGCACTAGATGCATCATCCGTAGAAGCATCCAAGAACCACGGTAAGTACTTGGAACTACATGCAACCTACAAACTAAAACTGAAAGACGCAGAGTTCAAACAGAAAGAACTCATGAAGTGGAAGTATCTATACTACGAAGGTAAGATGTCCAAGGACGAGATCGATCGTTTTGGATGGGACTATGATCCGTACGAAGGTCGTAGTGCAACCACTAACAAGTTCAAAGAACAGTTCATCGAGACTGACGAAGACCTTGTGAACAGTGAGAAAAAAATCCAATACCTTACCACATGTATAGATACCTTGAAAGAAATACTAGAAACGTTGAAGTGGAGACACCAGACAATTGGTAATATCATACGATGGAAACAGTTCGAAGCAGGGTTCTAATTAGATAATGGAAGTAATCAAACTTAAAATGAGAAACTATGCGATGTTGCAGATGGTTGAGTGTGCGCCTCACATAGTTTCTGAGATCTCTGAACACTTCTGTTTTGAAGTGCCTGGCGCTAAGTTCATGCCTGCGGTAAAGAAGAGAATCTGGGATGGCAAGATTCGTTTGTTCAACCGTACTAATGGTGAACTCAATGTAGGTCTGTATGACTCATTGCGTAAGTTTGCAGGTGAACGTGGTTATGGTATCAAGGTTGAGGAAGGTAAGTATGGTTATCCTTATGATAAGAACAAAGTTCCTCACATGGCATTTCAGGAGTTCATTGACTCTCTGAATCTACCATTCAAACCACGTGATTATCAATATGATGCTATAGTACATGGTATAGAGAACAAGAGAGCCATTATACTAAGTCCTACAGGATCTGGCAAGTCTTTTATCATCTATATTCTCGCAAGGTGGTATCTCGCACAACACAACAAGAAGTTGTTACTGATTGTTCCCACAACATCTCTGGTCGAACAGATGTACAAGGACTTCTATGAGTACGGGTATGACGTAGAGAAGAACGTACACCGTATCTATTCTGGTAAGGATAAACAGACAGACTGTCCTATTATCATATCTACATGGCAATCAATCTACAAACTAGGTTCACCTTGGTTTCAACAGTTTGGTTGTATTGTGGGTGATGAGGTACACGGGTTTAAGTCTAAGTCTCTGTCATCGATCATGAACAAGTCTATCGAAGCAGAGTATAGGTTTGGTACTACGGGTACTTTGGATGGTACTACCGTACACAAACTCGTGTTGGAAGGTTTATTTGGCCCCACATATACGTCAGTTACCACCGTAAAACTGCAAGAAGATAAACACCTCGCTAAGTTAGATATAGATATCATACTACTTAAATATAAACGTGAACTGTGTCAACTCACAGACGGAAGGAGTTATCAAGATGAGATCGATTTCATTGTCCGATATGAGAAACGAAATAACTTTATCGCCAACCTTGCAGCATCTCTGGAGGGTAACACTCTTGTTTTGTTCAACCTTGTGGATAAACACGGCAAGGTTCTACGGCCTCTAATTGAGGACAAGTTAAAAGATGGACAACGATTCTTCTTTGTATCAGGAGAGACCAAAACCGCAGACCGAGAACAAATACGGAATATTGTCGATAAGCAAAAGAATAGTATTGTTCTGGCCTCACTTGGTACTTTTAGTACTGGCATTAACATTAAAAATATTCATAACATTGTATTCGCTTCTCCGTCCAAGTCTCAGATTCGAGTTCTACAATCAATCGGACGAGGACTGAGGTTGTCAGACGATGGTAGTACTACAAGGTTATATGACATTGCGGACGATCTTCACATCAAGTCTAAAAAGAACTTCACTCTGTTACATAGCGCTGAAAGAGTTAAGATATATAGTAGAGAACGTTTCCCTTTTAAGATTACACAGGTGCCTATATGATATTTTTAGAAAAGAACTTCCTACAAGTAAGAATGGCATCCGGTGAGGAAATGATCTGTGAGGTCATGGAGTGGCCTGATGAACATAGTAAAGAGATGGTTGTACGCAATGCAATGATGCTTACTATTAGTTGGACTGAGGATGAGGATCAAATCTATGGTCTACGTCCTTGGATGACTATGCAAGAAAACAACATGGACTACATGGTGATCAACCCTGATCATATCGTGAGTACCAGTAAACCTGTTCCTATGTTCTGTAAGGAGTATATAGACGCAGTAGATGAGATGCATCAAACAGGTAAACAAAGAACGGTGCGTTTGAGACAACGCAATGAAGAAGATGAAAGAACGATGGCCAGTGCTATAGAGAAGTTGTCATCATATAGAGTTCTTGAAAATGTTTCAGATTCAGATTATGGAAATGTCCTAATGTTCCCAGATCCAAAGACTACTCTTCACTAATCAGAGTATTCATTGCCTGGCGAACTATGGCTTTAGGGTATCATTTCTTTTACAATATGGCAAGTGATTTTTTATGAAAATAGGATTTACATGTAGTGCATTCGATCTGTTACACGCAGGTCACATCGCAATGTTGAGAGAGGCAAAGACTCAGTGTGACTACCTCATATGCGGTCTACAAGTAGATCCTAGTCTAGATCGACCAGAGAAGAACCAACCCATTCAGACCGTTGTTGAACGTTACACACAGTTAAATGCAGTGGAGTACGTCAACGAAATCATACCCTACGTCACTGAACAAGATCTAGAGGATATCCTATCCGCACTACAGATCGATGTACGTATCATAGGTTCAGAGTATAAGTCAGGAACATTCACAGGACGTGCTATATGTGCGAGTAGAGGTATTGAGATATACTTCAACAAAAGGGATCATAGATTTTCCACATCTGATTTGAGACGAAGGGTCAAAGAAAGGGTTGACAACCAACAGTAGTTTTGTTATAGTGTACTAAATCAAATGGAGATGACTATGAAACCGAAAGACAAACCGCATTACGTAAACAACGCAGAGTTCTCATTAGCGGTTGTCGACTACGTTAAGGATGCAACAGACAAGTCTGCGGAGGGCGAACCCCGACCTATCGTGACTGACTACATCGCTCGATGTTTTTTGAAGATCGCAGAAGGACTGTCCCATAGAGCAAACTTCGTACGTTACACCTACAGAGAAGAGATGGTGATGGACGCAGTGGAGAACTGTCTCAAGGCAATCGACAACTACGATATCACAAAGGCGACTCGAACCAAGGCGCCTAATGCATTTGCATACTTCACACAGATTGCATGGTATGCGTTTCTGCGTAGGATTCAGAAGGAAAAGAAACAACAAGACATCAAGATGAAGTTTCTTGCAGAGAGTGATATCTCTTCTTTAATCCTTGATGGTGATAACGAGGAAGCGATTCGTCAGACTCAGATGTTTGTTGACAGTCTAAAGGATCGTATTGATGAGGTCAAGAGTACGGATCAGAAGATTAAAATATATGCGAAGGAGGTACGTAAACGCCGCCGCAGACGTGTAGACTCTGACCTATCTGACTTCCTTGATGAAGAAGTCGAGATGTGATATGAAAGCGTTCTGGAAGACTCTTAAAGGAGTCACAAACCCACACTCCGATCCAGATCCAGAAGATCTGTCAATGGAAAATGCATACAAGACAAGGTGGGTATGGTATCATACTATATTAGCGCTTGAATTGTTTGTAACAAATATGTTATTATTCATAATAGTTGTACAACTTGCGAGTAACTAAACGATGAGCTTTAACGACAATCCATCATTGTATAAACCGTACATACAATTAATTTGTAACCCTTATGAACATAGTTCTTCTGTTAATACTCGTATCACTATTGATGTGATGCAGAAGGATTTGAAACGTGATGATATAGTTGAAGTACTTGAAGGATTTATGAAAGCAATGGGATATGGTTTTAGTGATGGAGAATCTCTTTGTATCAGCGAGGCAGTTAAATGAAAATAGCGATACTGAATGACAC